CGATATTGGAGGAACATTCTATCTTAACGAAGACGTACCGTGTGAAGACTTCGGAATAGTCGTAGAAGCTTGGAGACCACTTCCAGAACCATATAAGGAGTAGAAAATGAACAGGAAAATGGTAACTAGTTTTTTAAGTAATCTGCTGATAACAAAGAAATTACAAGGAATAGGCAAATACTGGGCATCAGAAGTCAGTATCGATTATGGAAGCACGAACGTAAAAAGAGTAGATTTCATGCAGTTCATGCCACCAAACCAATGCTCCGTAGGAGCAATCGAAAAAGGACAATTCATCTGTTACGAAATTAAGAGTTGCCGGGAAGATATCTACAGCGGAAACGGACTGAATTTTCTTGGTGAGCAAAATTACATCGTAACAACAATGGAGTGTTACAAGGATTTAATCGCAGACAGAAATTCAGGAAAGCTTTTAGAACACATCAGGGAATGTAACCCGGAATCATCTAGGTACTACGGAATCATGGTAGCGATTCCAGAAAGCAGAAAAGAGTGGGACGAATTTGAAAATCCTACACCACTTACAAAAGCAACAATGGCTGGAGAGTGGAGATTGCATAAAATAATTCCTTGCACACCAGGACCAAGAAAACGATCAATAACAGAATTACTGTTCTACATGCTCAGATCAGGAAAATAGGAGAGGGAATATGGACAGTGCAAAAAGAAATGGAGCCGGTTATTACGACCCAACAGCATTTCAAGCTATCAAAAATACAGAGAAGGGAGCAAAAAGAAACAATGGAAATATATAGAGGAGACATATTCTACATCAAAAAAATAAATCAGGACACAGGTAGACCGGCGGTTATCGTGTCAAACAACGACATTAACGAAAGCCAGAACATGGTAGAAGTGGCATATCTGGTAGAAAAGCCAAATGAATCACTGCCAACACACGCAAAAGTAAGATGCCATCTACCATCTACGGCGCTCTGCGAGCAGGTTGTGAGTGTCAGCAAAGACAGAATTGACGGATTCATACGCACCTGTACGGACGAGGAAATAGAGAAAATTAACAAGGGGTTATCCATCTCACTCGGAATCACAGAAAGCGACGATACTATGGCAGAAAAGCTGAAAGAGCTGACAGATTCTCTGAGTGAGGCACAGAGAATAAATGATGGACTTCGAAACAGAATTAAGGAAGAGACTGATAAACAGCAGGAATTAGAAAAACAATTATCACAACCAGAAAACACAGACGAAACCATCAAAGTCGCGGCAGAAAGAGACATATACAAAGACTTATACATGAAATTAACAGAAAAGCTTATAGGAGATAAGATTTAGGAGGCTGCAATGGACAAGAAAGAATATGACCAGATAGAAGAACGAGCAAATAAGTTGCAAAATGAAGCAGAGAGAAAGTGTAGCCAGAAAATAAAAGAGGCTACAGAATATAAAGACGGATACGTCCAGGGAGTGGAAGACTTGCTAACAACTATAAGGAGAGGAGGAGTAAAAGATGAAAGTAAAAAAATGCGATAGATGTGGAGCAATATACGAGAAGAACGAAAAGTGTAAAACAAAGGAAACCGAGAAGAACGGAATCGTAAGTACAATTGCAACAATAAGCGAAAAAGGATTTATAGATGAAGAATACGACCTGTGCGATGAATGTATTGAAAAGTTATATGATTGGATGAAAGATAATTAAAAAAATATTTCGAGGAGGTACAAAATGATAGCATATTATTGTGACCGTTGCGGAAAAGCAATCGTAGACGGAACCATCTATAGAGTGGCAATCACAGCCGAGTGCATAAGTATACTTGGTACAACAGATGTATTTACAACAACATTTGAAGCAGACGCGGTAAAAGCCAGATGCTACTGTGGAGAGTGTAAACGGGAAATAAAATCATTTTTATACAATAGAGAAAAACAGGAACAGCCAGAAGAACAGCCGGAAGGCTGGAAAGCAAGAATGCTTGAAAAATTCCAAAAAAGAGTATAACAACTGTGGCAGCAG